GTGGTGTCGCTGCTCTGTCGGTAGTAGAGCCGCACCCGCTCGTGGTAGCCGTCGTGCTCCGGAGCTCGTTCTGCGGTCAGCCAGCCGGTCTCCACCGGGACCAGCATTTCGTAGGTGGTGACAACCTCGTCCAGGTCGTCCACGACCAGCCGGTAGGCCGCCCAGGAGCCGAACCGCACCCACACGCTCTTGAGGTAGCCGCTGTTCGCCACCGTGTTGGGCAGGGTGATGGACAGCTTCTCGCCCGCGGCGACAACCTGCTCGACCGCAGCCGACAACGGCCCGCGCCGGTTTTGGTACACGAAGCCGTAGGCCACCTCGTAGGTGCCCGGGGTCACGGTGAAGCCGCCGGCCGCAACCGACAGGACGGGGGGCACCGGAGGCCCCTGGACGTAGGCGGGCTCGGCGTGGAACCAGGCCTCGCTCTGACCCGTCTCGTCGGGGTCCAGCACCAGCACGTCGGACTCGTAGCGGCTGTACTCGTAGTAAACGGTGTCGTTGGTGTAGTCCTTGACGAACAACAGCTTGGTGCAGTCGGTCGGCATGTCCACGTAGCGATGCTTCGCCGTCAGGGCGACACCCGTGTCGCTCATCCCCAGGTAGGCCGTGGTGAGGTAGGCCTGGGTGGTGGTGTTGACTACGGCGATCTCGTACTCGACGCCCGCAATCTCGAGGACCTGGCCTTCCATCCAGTCGAGGAAGAACGCCGTCGCCGTCTGGATGGAGGTGCTGTTGTTCGTGGTGATGCCGTCGGTCGCTGAATCGTCGGCGTAGGCAACAATCTCGACCTCCCGCTGCGCGAAGGTCCAGAGCCGGTCGGCGAACAGGGGCAGGTACACGTCGTCGTTGACGACCTTCCTTACGTCCTCCTTGTACTCGTCCACCTCGGGATCGTAGTCCATCTTCCGGGCGGCGTGATCGTACAGGTCGATGAAGCGCATGGCGGACGGAACCTCCTGTAAGAGCGCGAAACGTCAACGCAGAAGGGCCCGCCCCCCGATGGAGGGAGCGGGCCGAACATCGTCAGACTGGGCAGGCTGGCGGATGAACTACAGGCCGAGCAGACCCTTGCCGTAGCCGTTGAGGACCACGTCGCAGGCGGCAACGACGTCGGCCTCCAGGGCCGCGCCCACGATGGGATCGGTAGATGCGGCGGTGTAGGGTAGAACGACGGCGGCGCCCGCGATGAGCGAGTCGTGCTGCCCGACGTTGGTGTCGGTGACCGCGCCCTCGACATAGCCGGCGACTGCAACGCGGACGGGGTCGCCCACGGTGGCCTGGGCCTCCAGGGCGATGCCCACGAACTCCGTGGCAATAGCCGTGGTCGAGGGAATGACGTAGCGCATCCGGTCCTCACCGGTCTTCGTGGCGTCGAGGCAAACGGGAGTCTTGGCGGTGATGGCGGACCCTGCAAGCAGGGTCGCAACCTCCGTGTACTCGCCGATGCCGAGGTCGAGAGCGTTGGTGATGAGACGGGCCATGGCTATGCCTCCCCGTTCAGAATGACGGCCGAGCCGCGCATCCCGTGCTGGAATCCGAGTTGACCGTGGTAGCACATATCGCGAGCGAGCACGAGCTGACCGGAGACCTTCTCGGGCGGGTCGATAGACCAGTCAGCGTGTCGGTTGACGATCTCGAAGATGCCGCCAATGTCCATCAGGTAGCCGCTGACGATGTCGGCTGCGGCGGTGTTGAAGGCCAGGTTGGGCGAGGGCTTGAGGCGGTGACCGTGCAGGGTCACCAGCTCCACGCCGCCCACGTCCAGCTTGTCCTTCTTGACGAGCCGAACCTGGGTCCCCATCTCCGTCATGTACTTGTTGAAGCAGATGTCGGAGAGGATGCCGAGCAGCTGGTGGCTGCCGGGTGCCGCGTAGGACCAGGTCTGCGTCATCGCCAGGTTAAGCTGCTCGACACCGTTGGTGGCGAAGACTCCGGCGATGTCGTAGACGTGGTTGTCCAGGAAGGGGGTGTAGGTCTGACGCGCCAGGGTGCCGATGGTGTTGGTCTGCGCGCCGATGGCGTCAGGTTCCAGCAGGCCATTGGCCGCGGCGCCGACGGTCGAACCGCCGTCCAGGGAACCGAGCAGGTTGAACACGCCCTGGTTCTGGAGCATGTGCGCCTCGAACTGACGCATGACGTGGCCGAGCTGGGCCTTCATACGCATTTCGAGCAGCTTGACCTGGGCGGCCTTGCCGCTGTTCTCCAGCTTGTCCTTCTTCGTGATCGCGATGACGGTGGACCACAGGTAGAAGTAGAAGCGGACCAGCTGGGAGACTTCCTGAACGCTGGTGGTGGTGGGCTCGTAGCCCGTGGAGTGCTCCACGATGCCGGAGTGTTGTTGGACGATGACCTCGTAGGCCTTCTCGGCTCCGCCATCGACCTTGTCGCGTCCGCCCGGAATGGAGCGGAAGCCGTCGAGGAGGGGGAGCTTCTGGAACAGCAGATCCTGGAACTTGCGCTTCCGCAGTTCGAGGGTCGAGGTGATGCTGTCCCTTTGCTGTGCGGGGGCTGCCATGGTGGGTGGCTCCTCTTGCAGAGGGGGTGTTCGTAGGGGAATCAGAGGGCGGGATGTCCGCTAGGCGCGGGGCCCGAGAGCCCGTGTCCATGGCAGGGGGGCCTCTGTAAGAGCGCGAAACGTCAACCAGGAGGGCTACGCCTGGCCACCCTCCTGGGCCTCCAGGTACTCGAACAGACCCGTCGGATCCGGATCGTCGATGAGGTGCTGGGGCACGTCGCCCAGGCCTCCGGCTCGCCGACCCCCGCCGGTCTGCAGCCCGCGGTCCTGCAACATCCTTCGCATCCTGGCCGCCTCCGTCTTCGACTCTTCCAGGGCCGTCCGCTTCACGCCAGCGTCCACGATGTCGTAGGCCTGCTGCAGGGTGAGGTGCTGGTGTGCACGCAGCAACCTGGCGATGGGGAGCTTGTAGGCGTCGGTGGTGATCTCGGGATGCTCGTGCTTGAACTCGGTCAGCCCCCGAGCCTGGGCCTGGGCCTTGTGGCTCTTGTCCAACTCGCCCACGAGCCCCTGCATCGCCTGGGCCACCCCGTGCTCCACCTGGTGGGCGATGTACTTCTGCACGCTGTCGGGGTCGAAGGGGTCCATCTTCGGCGGCTCCTCGGGTGGCCTCGCCCGCTCGTCCACCTTCTTGCGGAAGTCGCCCTTGAGCAAGGCTGCCTGCTGCTCCTCCAACTCCTGCAGTCGCCGGTCCAGCTTCTTCTCCTTCTCGGCCGTGCGCTGGCTACGCTTGGTACCCATGCCTCGCAGGGCGCCCAGCACCGCCTTGACCTCCCCGGGCTTCGCCACCCCGGCCTCGAGGTCGGACATGACCTTGTTGAAGTCCACCTGGATGGTGGGCTCGCCGTCGCCCTTGAGGACCGGGTCGTCCAGCTTGTCCATCTCCTCCAGTACCTGCTCCCAGGTCATCGAAGGAGGGTCCGCCGTCGCTGTCGTCGTCCCGTCGGTGATCGTGTCGCCGACGATATCGGCATCCACCGTCGTCGCAGTCGTCGCAGGCTTCTCCTTGCCGTCGCCCCCACCGTCAGGCAGCGTGGCGTCCTCGTTGCTGCAGGTCCCCAGGTTGTCGTAGTCGCGCAGTTGCGCGGAAGTCTTCGGTCGCATGGCTTCTCCGTGTCCCGGCTCTACCGGGGTGGTCTCGGCGTTGTGGCTACCGTGGGGACGTGGCTCGTCTCCACATGGCTTCTTGAAACTCGGGGGTGGCCTGCATGTAGGACACCCACTTGAGGCGCAGGTCCTCGCTTCCTGCCATCCGAAAAGCATCGGCGGTGTCGCGCTTCGACACGGCTACACCCCCATGCGGCCGGCGAACAGGCTGTCCAGGTCCTCCTCGCCAGCCGGGGGGGCTCCCTTGGGAGGGGCGGCGGGGGGCGGCTCGGGAGCAGCGGCCTCGGGGGCTCGCGACCGCAAGAACCGCTTGAACTCGGGGGAGGTGGCAAGCTGCTCCAGCACGCCGATCACGAGCTCGAGACCCGCGTCGTCCTCGGCCAGCAAGTCGAAGCTCTCCAGACCGGCGTCCTCGGCGGCACGAGCCACCATCTGCAGCGCAGAGACGACCTCGGGGCCGATCTCCGTCGCCCCTACCGGCTCCTGGTCGAACAGCGGCAGCACCTTGTTCAGCGCCGCCACGAGCAGCTTGACCGTCTCCGGGCTGTACTGGCCGGTGAGGAACTGACCCTGGACCTGGTCGGTCAGATCGTCCGACTGCTGCGCCAGGGCTTCCAACTCCTGCTCCTGGTCGCCGCCGACAGGCGGACGGGCAGCGGGGGTCTCAATCTTCTTGTCGTCGGTCTTCGGGAGCATCGGGCCCTCCTACATGGTGTCGCCGTACTTGGACTCGTGCTCCAGGTACTCAGGGGTAAGGATCTCGCTCGTTGCCTCGGCCTTCGCAACCCGGTCGCCCTCGGGCCCGAGCTCCGCAGCCCGCTCCTCGATGGCTGCCGTGACCCGCGCCGTCTCCCCGTGTGCCCGTCGCTCCCGGTCCATGCAGGACTGGATGCGCGACTCCTCCGAGGGACCCACCGGGGCAAGGCCCCGCTCGTCGCAAGCCCGGTCGAACGCCTGGCTGTTGGGGATATGCCCACCCAGGGCGGGGATGAACCGTGAGTGGCTGTCGCCCCAACGCCTGTTCGTCTTCGCTACCTTGGCCGCCAGCCTGACAGCCCGACCGCCGCAGTCGCAAGGAATCTCGGCCTGCACGGGCTCGACACCCAAGTACAGCACGTCCTCGATGACGTGGGCGCAGTCGGCGCAGCGGTAGTCGTACAACGGCATGGCTACTGAAACTCCGGGTGGCCAGTGACGTTGACGGCTTCGCCTGTCTCTGGAATGACGATAAAATGTCGGTCCATGTCGCGGCCTTCGATGACATAGTGTTCCCAACCAGTTCCGTTCCAGTCATCGTAGTAGTACGATCTGACAGTACCCATTTTCTCGGGAGCATCTTCGGTTCGCTTGTAGAAGTCAACCTGCGACATGTCTCTGGCAGCGTTGATGTCGTCCGTGTCGTAGATGTACTTCCCCATGTAGTTCTCAAAGTCTCGTAGGTGGTGAGACCGCCTGATGGCATCGGAAATCGCAGGGCCGACACCAACAGACGCTGACGAATCCTTGTTCGTCACACGAGAACCAGACACAACAGACGAGCGTGTCGTAGACAACGGGCGAGAGGGGGGCCTCGCCATTCCACTACGAGACGTAGACTCCACAACGTCACCAGCAACTCGTCGCGCAGGGGTGGCGAACCGCGAAGCGAACAGAGCGTCGAAGTCTTGCTTCTGCTTCTGCTTTTTCAAGTCTTGCTTCTGCTTCTGCTTTTTCGTCTTGGGCATCGCCTACACTCCTGGAATCGGACCGGCGCCGCCGAGCGGAGGCAACGGAATCACGCCCCGACCGGTCGCCATCGACGTATCCGCATCTCCCCCTGCCGCTGCGGCCGGAACCTCCTGCGGGCCCGCTGGACGAGCCTCGGGCTGATCCTCGACCGCACCCTGCACGAAGCTCTCGGGCAGGTCGAAGTTGCCGACCACCCACTTGAGCATCTGCTCCCGGGTGACCCCCAACTCCGCGAGCATCGGCAGTAAAGCCAGGGTCTCCTCCTTCTTCGCCGCCTCCGACAAGGGCGTCTTCGCCGAATCCTGGGCGTAGAACTCGAAATCCCCCAACAAATCCTCCACCCGGATGTTCACCGACTCGCCGTCGATGCTGACGTTCTCGGCAGGGGCCTCCCCCTCCCCGAGGTACAGAGCCACCATCGCCAGCCAGGCCGCGACCAGCCGCTCGATGAAAGCGTCTCGCTCCCGAGCCATCCGACCGACCTCCGAGGAGGTGTAGGCCGCCAGCGCGTTGATCTCCGTCGCGGTCGCCTTCGTCGCCTCGCCCCGGGTGAAGGGAGCGAGCACAGAACCCTTGTCCATGTCGGCCTGCACGTCCTGGGCGTACTTGTCCACCTCGGCGTGCATGGAAGTGTGAGGAACCGCCGCACAGACCGTCCGCACGTCGTCACAGTCGATCTCGAGATTCAGACCGTCCTCCCCCGTCTCGAGCTGCGCCCGCTGTTCAGCGTCGATGGCGCCCTTCTTCCACAGGTGCTGACGCCCGGTCTTCCTGACCCCCCGAGCCTTGTAGGTGCGGATCGTGTTCTTCTCGTAAACCTGGTCGTAGATGCGCCAGAGCGCCGAGTACCCCCGCAAGGGCTCGTCGGCGTCCTCGTTGTAGTATTTCGGCACGATGGGAACGACAGGCTTGTCGGCGTAGTTCACGAACGCCACGGCGTCCGGCGCCTGGACGAACTTCTCGCCCGACTTGAAGTGCGGAGACCAGAAATAGCGCTTGCCGTCGCAGTACAGTTCCACGACACGGACGTACCCCCACAACCGCTGGTTGACCGGATCGTCGTCGTCGCCCGACTCCTGCTCCTCCAACTCCTCGTAGGCCTCGAAGTACCCGAGCTTCGCCGCCGGCACGAAGTCCTTGCGCCGACCGAAGGTGTCCCAGGCCTCGCCCAGCGACATCCAGTAGACGTGACCAACCCACCGCTGCTCGTCCCAGTCGTCGGCCTCGTTGTCCACGACGCACTCCCAGGGGAACAGCGACTTGACGTGAACCCGCCGGAACACGTCCTCCTCGCCCTCGACCGGGTACAGCTTCACCGCCGAGAACGGGTAGATGAGAGCCCGCCGAGAACTCCGCTCGTTCGGACGCCGGACGTACTCCTTCAACCACCAGTTCGCCGCCGACTGCGACTTGTCGGCAGAGCCCCGCGCTCGGATGCCGGGCTTCAACACGACCGCAGGGTTCTTGGCGTACAGCGATGCCTGATAGCCCTCGATGAAGGCGTAGGCGTCCGAGGTCTGCACCGTCAGCTTGTCGTCGTAGTCCGGTTCGTCCCAAAACCGCGTGTGGTACGCCCTCGACAGCCGCTCCATCTCCTTGACCGTGGACGCATCGGACCAGTAGTCGTTGTGCTCCTCGTAGATGCGGCGGACCGTGGACGGCTTGAGAACGAGTGGCAAGGGACCTCCTGTAAGAGTGCGGAACGTCAACAGGTCAGCACCACCCCCGCCTCTACTTCCAACGCCTCCTAGTGAGTCCACGGCAACCCCTGCCGACGACGACGACACGCCACCAGCTGCTGCAACTTCGTCTGCGACTTCGCCCGCTGCGCCCACTCCAACGCCGACCGCGGGATCTTCTTCAACGCCATCCGACCCAGCGCTACCGACATGGCGTGGTCGTCGTGCTGACCCGACGGCGCCTCGGGAGTCACCTTCGGACAAACCAACGCCTGCAACTCCAACAGGTGAATCGACGGCAGCTTCTCGATCAACCCCAGCTCCAGCTCGGCCTGTAGGTTGTCGAACGCCAGCAGCTTGGAAGGCTTCGTAGTCACCCAGTCCCTACCCAGCGAGTCCACCCACAACCCCACGAAGTTGCTCCGCGTGATGTCAGGCACCCCCAACTCCCGCAGCCGGTAGACCACCAGGTGCCCGTGGTTGTTCGACTCTACGAGCAGCACCCCCGGGTACCGCTTCCACTCCTCGAACACCCGCTCCGCAGCCATGGCCGGCGGGGTCCGGTTCGACGACCAAGCGTAGACAGGCTGGCCCGTCGTCAGGCTGAACACCGTGTGCGAGGTGTAGTCCTGGCCTACACCACCCCCAACGTCCACCCCGTGAGCGTACAGATCCCCCGTGACAGGCTCCTCCAGCTCGAGGCTGTTGCCGATGAGAGGCACCGACTGAATCCGGTCGAACAGGTGAGGCGCAAGGTACACACCGTCCACGACACGGAAGGCGTCGGCGACCGAGGACGGGTACTCCTTGGGGAACTTCGCCCCCAGTCGAGACCGCTTCCACCGCCACCACGCAACCTGATGGCCGTCCAGGTCGACGCCGTACTCCTTCGATACCCGCTCGGCCAAACGCCGCTCCTCCTGCGTCCACCCCTCCTCGGGGATCGACTTCCTCTTGAGCCGATGGCGAGGATGCTCGAACCAAAAGAACGCCGCGAGCTCGAAGTCACTGTCGCCCGCCTCGGCCTGCAACACCCGCCGATGGTAGTCATCCCCCGGCACGTTTACCGTCGTCTCGAGAGTAGTCCAGCCCGCCTCGGCGATGGTGGCGTCGATGCTGGCGAAAAACTCCGACTGCCGGGTGTAGTAGGCGTACTCCTGCAACCAAGCCCCGCTGCACCCCTTCGACCGCGCTGCCTCCGACCGCTCCGAGAAACCCTGGATGGCAGCCCCCGTGTCGGCAAAAATCAGGTTGTGGTCGTTGTTCACCTTCAAGGGCCGCTGCATGATCTTCGGAAGCCGGTCGTACAGAGCACGAAAGCTGTTGGCGTCCCGCTGCATCGTGTCCTTGACCGTCTCGTCCAGGTGAGCCCCCACCAGGAACCGCTCGGGGGTCGTGGCAAAGTACCACTCCCAAAACATCCGAATCGTACACCACAACGACACGCCGATCCGCCGGGGCTTCAACACGAGCAGCGACCGGCAGGTCTCCGACATCGCGTCTAGCTTCGCTTGCTCCTCCCGAGGCTTGTATACCACCACCTTCTTGGCGTGCTGGTCGAACACACGAGTCAGCTTGTGTCGCTGCTCCCTCGAGCGAGAAACCGCCACCATGGCAGCCCACTGCCTCGGCGTCAGGTCCAGGTCGAAGGGGAGAGGACTAGCCATCGGCAAACCGACGAAGGCGGGGGTCCGACCGCAGCTTCTCCAGCGCTCGGTGACACGCACGACACGCACCCTGCCGAGTCATGCCTAACTCCTCGCCGCAAGCCTGGAATGACAACCCCTGCAAGACGTGTAGCCGAACCACCTTTCGCTCCACCCCAGTCAATCCCTGCAGCATCACACTCACGGAAGGAACCCCGTTCACCCGAGGCGTCGGCTCTAGCAATTCCAATAGGTCCGACTCTCCGCCTCCGCCGGCGTGACTCGCTGGCCACACCAGCACCTTCGACGGGTCCAGCCGGTCCATCACGTCCACACGAACAGAGCCCACGTATCGTCTTGACTGCAGAGACAAGCCTCGGCCAGTTCTACTCATGCCGCCCCTGCAGGGTCGGGCCAGCCTTTGACGCAAAGCGCTTGCGCGCAACGGCCCAGCGGCGAGCCCGTCTCCTCGTCGGTGTATGGCGCCCACCACGCACACCGAGAACCCTGGCACTGCAGCCAGTCCTCCACCTTGGCGCGACCCGTCTCTGGGTCCACGGCCACGACGGCGCTTCTGAACATGACGGGACAGAGCTTCACTGGGCACTCTCCTTCCAGGCCTGCAGGCCCTCCTCCAGCACAGCAGGGGTCATCTCCTCCTCGCTGCAAGCGTGACCCCAACACATCCCGGCGTGAAACGCTGCTCGCCTCATCGGCTCCCACCCGGCACGGTACGCCACGAGCTCGGTCTGCAGCCGCTGGTTCTCCTGCTTGAGCGGAGCCACCAGCATGCCTACCCGCGCCTTCACGAGCTGGACTAGGTCCCGACGTAGGCGAGCCCCGTCGCAGCCGTGGTGACGCAACACCTGACGCAAGGCGCTACCCGTGTCCACCGGCCTACTCCTGGCCGACCGGCACGGCCGCCAGCGGTAGATCCACGATGTCGTAGGCTTCGATCTTGGCTTGGCGTTCTTCTTCGTCGGCCTCGGCCTGGGCCACGAGCTCCTGCGCCCGTGCATAGATGGCCGTCGGGGTAGGCGTCTTGTCGTCCAGCTTGGCGGCATGCTGGTGGAGCTGTACGTGCTCCTTCTCCAGCTCGAGCAGCCGAGCGCTGATAGCTCGAGTCGCCAGCTTGACCTCGGGATCGGTAAGTTCGTCCTCGGCCTGGTTCCAGGCCTCATCAAAAGTGAGAGGGGTCTTCATCATGGTAGAGCTCCTAGGGGTGGGGGCTCTCGCCCCGGTGGATCGTCCTGCTCGGCCAGTGCCGCGCGCGCATCGGGCTCGGTGGTGTTCCGGTCCTGCTCCAGCTCCGCTACCCTGGCCCTCGAGGCCTCGAGCAGCTGCGCCTCCAGCTCCGCTACCCTGGCCCTCGAGGCCTCGAGGACGTCGCCTGTCTCGATCTGGCTCACGTGTCGCCGCCCTTCGCCTCGAGCAGAGCTGCCGGCTCCATCTCGATGGCCTTCGGCTTCCAGTGTTCGGAGACGGGGGGGCCTGCAGGCTCACAGCGGTCTAGCACCATCTTAGCCGCCGCCATCCGTTCCGGACCGGTAAGCTTGCTGTCCTCCGTCATGTCGGCAAGTGCCGAAAGCGTCCGTCGATAGGCGTCCTCTCGCACCTGGGCAACGTCCAGGATGGCGCGTTCCTCCATCCGAGCGAGCAAGCGGAGGACGTCGGAACGCTTGAACCAGGC